TCATAATAATTACAGCATAGGCGTAGCGTTTGTTGGCGGATATAACTGTCCATCTGGAACAGAAAATCCAGAACTGTTTCAATCTGCAGCATCATTAACGAGAGCGCAAATGACAACGTTCGAACAGTTCTGTAGAATATTTTATATGGCTTACCCAGGCGGTTTTATACTTGGACATAACGATATAGATCTTACTGAACCAGATCCTGGTTTTGACGTTAAAGATTATGTCGCCGACATTTTCGGCAAATCAAGTTCTTTTTCAGAATCGTTGGATTTTTCTTCTAGGGGTCCAGTAACGCCAAAAGAAATTGTTAGTGGGAGCGTAGAGTGACAACTAAAGACGATAACTTATCAAAACGAATATCTGCTCGCGGTGAGGGTAAAGAGTTAACTGAAGGTGTTGCGAAACAAGGTTTCGCTGATGCCTCTGGGGAATACCCGAAGCAAGAATATTTTTTCGGTAACTCGATTAACAAAGCAGCGAAAGGTGAAATCGTCAATGAACTTTTTGCTGGCGGTGGAGACTTCGGCGTTGATACTATTTTACAAGATCAAAACCCATCTCAGTTTCCATACAATCAGGTACAAGAAACTCAGTCTGGACATGTTATCGAAATAGATGACACGCCAGCAGGCGAAAGAATTTTAATTCGCCATAGAACAGGCGCTGGTGTTGAGTTGAGGTCTGACGGTAGCGTATTATTTTCTGCTGTCAATAAAAAGGTAGAAGTCACTGGCGGCGACCACACAGTCATAGTTGAAGGCGAAGGAAATTTAGTATATAAAGGAAACCTGAACGTTAGAGTTACTGGCGATTATAATCTACAGGTTGACGGTAATATTAACGTAACAACTGCCGGAAACAAAAACGAAATCATCAACAGAAATCACACAAAGACTGTTAACAAAAATCAAAACTACACTATCAAAGGTAATCGTGGAAGTCAAGTAGTAAAAACAAACACAGATACTATTTTAGGCGGAAACAACTTACTTGTAAAAGGCAATCAGAAGAATTTTGTTGAAGGTAATGTTGAATTTACCAGCGGCGGAAGTTTTGTGCAAACTGCTGGATCTGAGTGGGCAGCAAGTAGTCAAACGACTAACATTAGTGGTAATTTTATAAGCGTAATGGGAACACTCGGTACAATCGGCGGCATGGGCGTTGACGTTTATGGTAAAACGTTTGGCGGACCTCCGCTCGGAACTGGATTGCCAGCAGGAGGATCTTCTGCTACATTTTATGGTAATTTGATGGGTCGAGCGTTAGAGGCGATAACAGCAACCAAAGCAAATTTAGCAGGAAATGCTGTTCATGCTTTTTATGCTAAAACAGCGGGTACTGCACCGACTGGTCCTAAAGTCCCATCAGTCCCAGCAGTTTATCCTGAACTCACGCCTCAATTTATTACGCCTATACCTCCAACAGCGCCGATGCCAAACGCGGCAACAACAATGATGCATTTGACGATTGGTAATTATGCGGTTAGAAACGTTCAGATTGATACAGATATCGAAGATCCAAACTCTTTAATCGCGCAAATTTTAAAGACGGATGATTATGACAACCTCTTTGAATATGATCCATCAATTCATGAAATTAGGTCAAAACTTAGAGACGAAAACAACCTCAACAACGGTAAGTTTACATCTAACCTTGTAGCAGCAGGAAAGTTATCGTCAACTTACCGAAATATTGTTCCTAAGAAAATCGGAAGAACTTCTCCCGGAACTCCATCTTTGCGTTTTGGTACTAAATTCATTGGAAACAATCCAAATGACAATAAGAGTAAGAGGTTTAAACCACAATGATATATTTGGTTGATCCAGTTTATAATCCCCAGTTTAGATCTTCAATTAATTCTTCGACGAAATTGGCACCAGGAATTACTTGTGCTAAATTCTTAGGAAGTCCTGGCACGCGAACGCAGTTCGAACAAATTACAGTTGACAGGACGCAAATCGCAAGAAACCTTTATCTACACGCTCAAGCGATGCGCGCTGTAATACAAAATTCAGATTTTAACAATCACAGGTTAATTGTGGCGGAAGGTGTTTACAAACCGGCACTGCAAGAATCGCCCAGCGGCATTAACGAATTGAAACAGGACGGTCGCGCGGTCGTTTATCAACTGATTGGAAAAGACGGAAAAATTGATCGCAGGAAATCGTTTGATTTGGCAGTATATTGGAAAGATTTCTTACAGTTTGATAAACTCATTTTGGATTATGACACTTTTGACCCCAGCGGTGAATTTTCGACTCAAGTTGTTTTGATTATGCCGACGGTAAACGAAACATTTGATATTTCGTTCAAAAAAGAAGTGGAAACTGTCTACAACGGCAAACTGCAAAGCAAAAACGAGTTGTTAGAAATCCTTGAATGAATATAAATAAAAAGAAAACATACTGCCATGGCAAAACTACTATCAACTGAAGATGGAAATCTAGCGTCGAAGACTCTTGTCTCATCGACGAATAAAACGTATTCTGACGTTGACCTTTCGTTCGAGTTAAACTCGACAACGGGCGATATCTACAGAAAAAAAGATGCCTCAGCAGTTCAACAAGCGATTAAGAATATTATGTTGACGAATCGCTTCGAAAAACCGTTTCAACCTGATTTTGGCGGAAATTTACAGGCGCTGTTATTTGACTTGTCGAAAGGTAGCGAAACTGAGTACGAAATCAGAAATCAAATTAAAAATACAATAGAAAGATATGAACCAAGGTGTTCAATTGAGAAAATTGAAATATTTGCGTTGCCAGAAACTCATTCGGTAAACATAAAATTGAAATATAGTATTGTTGGAACAAATAAATTGGTAACACTATCAACCAACGTTTCGAGGTTAAGGTAAATGGCGACAACTATTAGGTCAACGGGATTAGATTTTCAGGCAATCAAAAACAACTTGAAAACTTTTCTTCAGCAAGACGAATTTGCTGATTATAATTTTGAAGCGTCCGGACTGTCGAACATTCTGGATGTTTTAGCGTATAATACGCACTATAATGGTTTGATTGCCAACTTCGCGTTGAACGAATCGTATATTTCAACTGCTCAACTCCGTCAGTCGTTGGTTGGGTTGGCAAACAGCATTGGATATATCGTTGATTCAAAACAATCGTCATATTTTATCGCTGACATATCAATAACAGACGTTGACGGTCCTTTACTTTACACGTTACCTTCTGGTTACAAATTTACGACCACAGTTGATGATGGTACGTATACTTTTCAAACTTTACAGTCATACACCGCTGAAAAATCACCTTCGGGCGTTTATACGTGGGAAAATGTTACGATCTACGAAGGAACGAAGAAAACAAAATCGTTTATCGCAACTTCTGAAGCAGATGAGGACATTTATATTATTCCTGACGAAAGTCTCGATATCAATTCAGTGACAGTTAGGGTTTACTCTTCTGCTTCGCAATCTTCTGACGATTTTACGACTTACACTAAATTGTCTGACATTTCTTCTCTGGATGAAAACACCACGGCGTATGTTTTACGCGAAGCACCAAACGGATTCTTCGAATTGACTTTTGGTAACGGTAGTGCCATTGGAAATCGTCCAATCGCTGGCAACAGAGTGGTTGTTGAGTATCTTTCTGTTTCAGGTTCTAAAGCAAACGGCGGAAGGACTTTTACAGAGAGCGGCGACCTTTCTCCGCTCGAAACTAGCGAGTCATTTCCGATTAGTTTCGTTTCTGTAACTGCTCAATCGCTTGGCGGTTCGGATAAAGAAAAAATTGAGTCCATTCGTAAGAATGCGCCGTTTTTATATGCCGCGCAAAATAGAATGGTCACTGCAGCGGATTACACTTCTTTAATAACGAAAAAGTTCGACTCAGTGATCGACAAAATACAATGTTGGGGCGGGGAAGATAATCCAGACCCTGATTTTGGAAAAGTTTATGCTTCAATCGTTTTTAAGTTTGAAGATCAAGCAAACGCTGAAGAATTAAAGAGATTAGAGCAAAATAAAATAAGGCAACTCGTTGACGAGTTGGGCATCAGCTCTTTTGATATTGTATTTACTGAACCCGAAAGAATTTACATTGAAGTTGATTGCAGTTTTCAATATAATCCAAAACAAACGGTTCTTACGTTGCCTGGATTGCAGGGCGTAGTTAAAAAAGCAATTTCTGATTATTTCGCGACGGAAACGGGCGACTTTGGTGAATCGTTCAGAAAATCTAATTTATTAACGGATATTGACGAATCTAACTCTGCAGTTCTGTCAAGCAGAGCTGATATTAAAATGCAGTACCGTTTAGAAATTTCTCAGGTCTCTACTAATGAATTAGGCGAAACTGCAACTGTCAGCAGGTTTAATACACCAACTGATTATTTAATTAGTTTTCCTCAAGAGTTGAAAGAAACTAACTCAGAAGCACCAGTAGTAATTTCTGGATCATTTATCTACAATAACAGAACTGCTAGAATCCAGAATAAACTAGGCGAGTACACATTACAAGTTGTTTACGTTGATGATTTGTCAGTTGCGGTTGACAACGTTGGGGATTATAATACAAACGGTATCGTAAATCTTGTTGGATTTGAACCGCAAAATTATTCTACGGGAACAAACTATATTCGGATTACAGCAAAACCTGGAAATGAAAGTACAATCACGCCTTCGCGTAATCTTATCTTAGAATATGATCAGCAAACTTCATCAGTCTTAGGAATTAAGGTCTCAGAATAATGGCAGTAGATAGACCACCGTTATCTTTACAGGGTTGGGCAGGCGCTGGATCTTTTAGAACTGGAGTATCAGCTGGATTGCAGTCAAGGGAAACGAGGCGAGATCTAGCAGAAAGAGAACCACCTCCTGCAACGCCTTCATTTGGTGTTCCGGATCCAGAATATATTTTTAAAACTTTCAACACATCTAACTGTGATTTGTTTACATATATTCCTTACCCAAGAGCAATAGATGGATCTGATGTGCCAGTTACGAATCTTGAATGGGGATCTTGTGTTCAAGCGTGGCAGGCATACATGATAGTTGGAGCACAAAATTATGATGGCGGAAAAGGTATAGTAAACCTATACAGATTCTCAACTAAAATTGATTCTCCAGATATAACTTTAATCGGCGAAACAAATGAAGGGTTGGGCAGGCAAGTCGCAATAACTAATGACAGATTTGCTGTTGGTTGCGCTAGATCTGATCAATTAGGTGATAATTATTATGCTGTTAAAGTCTATGACTTTAGCGGTAATGAAATATGCAAAATAAATTTAATCAAGAGAGCGTATTACATTGGGATTCCTGAATACCATGGTTTTGGTCCAGGTCCGATAAAACTCACTGACAAGTATATTTTTATTGGTGACCCTTTATACAGCAGAGTTAGAGTTTACAATTATGCTGGTTCTCTACTCACTTCCCTTTCAGGTGGCAATCTTATTTTTGGACTTGGAACCTCGTTAGCAGTAACTGAAGAAAACCTTGTAATCGCAGGAAATCCTTGTGGCGGTCAGGTTGGAAACACTCAAGAGTCAGTTACGTTTTGGGATTGTTCCTCTGCAGATCCATCTTCTTGGCAGGGAACGGCGGTTACAATTGAAAAACCTTTGACTCCATTTGACGATCGAAGGGCAGTAAATTTAAATCAGTACGAAACAGGATTCGGATTTGCTGTTGCGATTACTGAAGATTACCTGTTCGTTTCTGACGGTAAAGGTGGCGTAGTCGATGTTTTTGATCACTCAGGAACAAGGTTGTATTCATTTTACAATCATGGATACAATGCTGACTTGGTCACTGGTCCTTCTCTCGACGTTCAAAAAGTAGACGGTGTTACTCAGATTGCCATAGGTGGTACTGATGTGGAGACATATATATTTGATGGAACTGAGTTTACAAGTTTGTGTTCTATTAGTATACCTACGTTTAGCACATATGAAACTCCGATTTATGATATAACATCTGTTACAGATAGAAACCTTGCCGCCAACACTGTATGGGGTGAGGAAGTAATAGGATTGAGCGGACAACCTGGTGGGCAAACTGTAACGAACAGATCTCTGTGGGCGACAAACAATATCGTTCTTGAAGGCAATAGAATTTATGTTGGATCTTCCACGAGCGATGTTAATGGTACTACCAATGTCGGCGAAGCATTCGTCTTAGGTGTAAATCTTAGGTCTGGAAATTTCGGCGAATAACCTTATAAATAAAACAAAATTGGGATAAATTAAATGGCACTTCAGTTAATAGGCGTTGGTACAGCAGCAAATGATGGGACGGGAGACACTCTTCGATCTGCTGCAATTAAAATGAATGAGAATTTTGAAGAACTCTATCAGGGCGTTTCAAAGTCTGCGCTGGTTGACACTACTGGTGCCATTGATATTACTTTCGGTACACACGTTTGTACTAACGGAAGTTCTATTAGTTTAACTTTAGCAGACGCAAACTATTCGGGAAGAACTATACGTGTTATTGCAGAAAACACCGGAAATGTAACTGTAACTCCTACGAATTTAAGCGGCGGAACCTCAGTGGTTATCGCCCAGAACGGCGTCCTCGATTTAGTTTGGGGAACTTCCTCTTGGCATATAGTCAACAACGGCAATACTAATTTAACAATTTCATAGAGAAGATAAATGACAGCAGCAATTACCTCTAGTTTTAAAAACTCACTTTTGACAGCGTTAAGTGATGCTGTTAACGATGCCGATGACAACTACTATATCGGTATTGGTCGCGCGCATGATTGGAACGACTCTGACGTTGCTCCGATTAGAGATCTAGAAGGCGATAGTGATATCTCATCTATCAGTTTCTTAAACAAAGTTAGAAACTCTCTTCAATCATATAAAATTGTTGAATCTAATTCATTGGTTCTACCAAGAGTAAACTGGGTATCAAGTACGATTTACTATCCGTATACAGATACTGCGACTGAGGTTGACGTTTCGACCAATCCTTATTATGTAATGAACCAGAACCTGCGAGTGTATATTTGTTTGGAACAACCAAAGGATACTTCTGGCAATCCACAAGTTTCTACTGTTGAACCGACTGGTGTTCAAACTGCATCTTTCAAAACTGCTGATGGTTATGTCTGGAAATATATGTACCAGATTGGACCTGAAGATGCAAACAACCACATGACTAACAACTACATTCCGGTTCAGTTCATTAAAGGCGCTGGTGTAACGGCAGTTGAGGTTGAACAGAAATCTATTCAAGATAGCGCAGTTGCTGGAGCAATCCTTTCTATCGAAATACTAGAAGGCGGTACTGGTTATATTAATCCAGTTACTGTCAATATTTTAGGTTCAGGTACGGACGCTGCTGCATCAGTCAATAACAATGGCGGAATATTAACCCACGTAACTATGAACGAAGTATCTGGCGTTATTCAACACGGAAGTGGATACAAAGACGTAACAATTTCTTTTGTCGGTAATGGTGGAGGTTCTGGTGCCAAAGCGAGGGCAGTGATTGGACCAGTTTCAGGTATTACTGCTGATCCTACTGTTTCGCTGAGAGCAGACTCTCTGATGTTCCATAGTGACTTTGTTAACTCAGAAAACGACACTATTCTAACAGATAACGATTTCCGACAGTCAACTCTGATAAAAAATCCTAAAAAATACGGATCATTACTAGACTCAGATTTTACTGCGAATGCAGGGAACGCTTTGTTTAAATTGAACTTCAGCGACATAGTAAATCCATTCAATTTAGACGAAGAGATAACAGGTCAGACTTCGCAGGCGAAAGCGTTAGTTGCTTATTATGACGGTACTTCTACTCCGAAGCAAGTTTGGTTCTATCAAACTGAAGAAACTGGTTTCGTTGATTTTACCTCTGGTGAGCAAATTTTATCTAACTCCGGCGGAGAAGGAACTCTTCAATCTTCGAATTATTTAGTAGATCCCGACGTTGACACCAAGACTGGAGAAATATTGTATATCAATAACTTCACAGGAATCAGTCGAGATCCTGATCAAACCGAAGATGTCAAATTAGTTGTTAAACTGTAGGAATTATCATGCCAAACACTTTTAATTCAAACTCTTTCTCTTCTACGTATAAAGACGATTGGAGTGAAACAGATAATTATCATAAGATACTTTTCAATTCTGGAAGGTCTCTTCAGGCTAGAGAGTTAACGCAGTTACAAACGATTATTCAAAAAGAAATTGAGCGTTTCGGTTCAAATATTTTCAAGGAAGGTGCAGCAGTTGACGCTGGCACGCCTTCAATTAATTCTAACTACAGATATGTCAAACTAGCAACAGCAACTGGTCCAGTTGGTTCTTCGTTCGCAAACGTTCCAGTCGGATTAGAAATTACCGGAACAGTTACAGGCGTTGTTGCTAGAGTTATTGAGGCAGTCGCTTCTACTGGTTCTGACCCTGATACGCTTTACGTACAATATACCAGCGCTGGAACTCAGAACGCTTCAACTGCAACTGTACAGTTTGCACCAAACGAAATTATAACAGCAACCAACTGGAACTTCAGGGTTGCCGACGGTGCTTCTGATCCAGTTGGCGCAGGTACAAAGTTTAGAGTTTCTGAGGGCGACTTTTATGTCCTCGGTCATTTCGTCCACGCTTCCGAGCAAGATATTTTCCTGAGTAAGTATTCGCAGGTTACAAACACCACAGTTGGATACAAAGTAACTCAGGACATCGTAACAGTTGACGATGACACTGCTCTTTATGATAATGCCGGACCTTCGCCCAACACGGCGGCACCTGGTGCGGACAGATACAGAATCACGATGACTCTTGCTGAACAGGCGAACGTATCTTCGGATGACACGTTTGTTTATTTTGCAAAAGTCGAAAATTCAAAGATTGTTGATGTCGCTACATCTATTGATGGGTTTAACAAGATTAACGATCTCCTCGCGTTAAGAACATACGAAGAATCAGGAAATTATATCGTACATCCGTTCACAATGAATATGGACGAAATTGATGGCGACAATAACAACCTTGATTTGATTGTATCTGCCGGTAGAGCATATGTTAATGGATATCGCGTAAACAATCCATCTCCGATTCGTTTGACGGTTCCTAAACCACAAGGAACAGAAACAATTACAAATCAATCTGTCGGTATTTCTTACGGCAACTACTTCTTGGCGAACGGAAACGCAGGTATACCTGATTTAAGTTACGGTGAAGTTAATATTAGTACGAACGTATCTGACCCTAGCAGTAACGTTATTGGAACTTGTAGAGTTAGAGCAATTGAAGAAGATGGTGCCAATTATAAGGTTTATGTCTTCGATGTTGAAACGACAACTGGAGGCGACTTACGCGCTGCTAGAAGTATCGGTACAGGAGCAACTGATTATATTACTTTGCTTCCTAACACGTCAAATGAAGTTTTCTTGAACGACGTTGGTAATAATGATTTGTTGTTTGATTTGCCGAGACCTCGTCCGTCAAATATCACAAACATCAGCATTACTACTCAAAGGTATTCTGGTTCCATTACCACTGGCGGAACTTCTATCTCATTACCAACTCTTTCTGCAGGCGAAACGTATACAGATACAGGTTTGTGGATTGTTAGTGAAGTTGGTGGCGGTATTTCTACTTCCGCGACAGTTGTTTTAACCAACGCTGATCAAAACGCTCAGATTAATAACCTTTCTGCTGGTGATTGGGAAGTATATTTTTATGTCAATAATAATAACGGTACTGCCGCTGGTAAAGAAATTACAGTCGGTGAAGTAACTGGTACAATTCAAACTGATCCAGACACTGGTGTAAAATACCTAGACCTTGGCGTTCATGATATCTATGACGTTTCTCAGGTTACATTGATTGACGTTAATGGTGAAGATGTCTCTGGCATGTTTACGTTAGACAATGGCCAGCGTGACAACTATTATGCTATTGGTCGTTTGATTCTCGATGAAGGAAAAACAATCGCCGGAAATATTTTCTGCCGATTCAGATATTTCAATAGAACCAGTTCTGGTAATTTCTATGATATTAACTCTTACGACGTATCATATGCAGAGATTCCTAATCACAGGTTGAAAAACGGTTCAATCGTTGAACTAAGAGAGTTCGTTGACTTTAGACCTGACAAATTAGCAAACGGTTCTTTCGCTAACGTAAAAGAACTGCCTAGAAACGGATCTAACTTTACTGCTGACGTTGCGTTTTATTTGCCACGCGCAGACAAGTTGATTGTATCTCAAGAAGGCGAGTTCTCATTACTCAAGGGTGAGCAGGCAGAAGTACCGCAATTTAAGAAAACACCAGAAAACTCATTAGAGTTGTACAAGATTGTTTTAAATGCCAACACTTTAGACGCTCAAGATCTCTCGGTAACGCCGATTGAACACAAGCGTTATACTATGGCAGATATTAACAAACTCGAAAGAAAACTTGACAAACTAGAAGAGACGACTACGTTAAGTTTTGTTGAACTTGACAGTAAGTTGGAAACGTTAAAAGATTCTGCGGGTAATGCTCGACCAGAAACTGGATTTGTCGTTGATAACTTTTCTGATCAGGTTTCAACTGATACAGAAATTGACGACTATCGTGCCTCGATTGATCCAGAAAGTAAGTTGCTTAGACCTGGTTTCGATGAAGATAACATTCGTTTGATTTATGACAATGTTGCTTCTTCTGGTGTTACGCTAAAAGGCGATAACATTTATCTGAACTATGATTCCGCTGAATTCATCTCACAGAATATAGCGAGTAATTCAGTACCAGTAAACATATTCAAGAACGCAGAGAATATTGGTTGTATCGTTCTTTCGCCTAGTTCGGACGAATGGAAGGGAACTGGATATTCTGGTTCAAGAACTGTAGACGGTTCGACGAGATTAGACAGAAAAGAAGCATTGCTTTGGAATAACTGGGAATGGAACTGGGCAGGTCGTAGCATTGAAGATATCGAAGTGCCTGAAGATCGTCCAACTATTTCTACTGGTGTCGTACGTAACAGAAGGTTCGGCGCGTTTGGTCGTAGAGGTCTTTACGAGTTAAGAAAGTATTCCTCAGAAAAAACTAGGAGACAAACTAACACCTCGACGAGAGGACACGTTAGTCGAGTTGTTTCATCTGAAACTATTCGTTCTACAATCGGTAATCGTGTCATTGACGCGGCGATTACTCCATGGATGCGATCTAGGAAAATTTATTTCCACGCGAAAGGATTGAAACCAAACACTAAGTTTGTTCCTTTCTTCGACGGTGTAAATGTTTCAGATTGGGTTCGTATCGAAACATCATTTGACCGTTTCGCAGGAAGAGATGACGATCAGGGCAATCTGCAGACAAACCAAGCAGTTACTTCTCATCCTGATGGTTCATCTACTTTGGTTTCGTCAGCAACTGGTGAGATCAAGGGTTCTTTCTTCATTCCTAACATTAGACCTTCTCTCGGGGTTAAGAATTACATTGAACCTGCGACTGAAACATCTGGTGGGTTGCGATTCCGAACGG